TAGATTCAGGATCAATTACTTTATGAAAGTATAATCTTCCATCTACGTACCATCTCCTAAAGATATCGTGCCCTTTAGTATGGAAGTTCATTAGTCTTAAAACTTCTCTAAATTCGTCTTCTATTTTTCGTCTAACATCTTTACCGAATGGTAAAAGTTCTAGGTTTAATCTTATTGCGTCCTTGAGTTCGTTTGCAACAATTGATTCATTTATGATATCCTCAATTGCCATATCGCACTCGGGGTGCAAAGCGATTTCTCTATAACGTCTGATAAGGTCTTGCTCAGTCTTTGACTGGCCTTCCATATCCAAGTATTGACCATAATAGCCACCAGCGGCGATGGTTTGAGTGCCATCATCCGCTTGTGGTTGTGTAAATGCTTGTTTTGGATCTAAAGGTTTTTTAACCCTTGTTATAGAAAATCCAAATAATTCAGCCATAATTAATCCTCCTTAAAACTGCACTACTATTTATAAGTAGTTTTTAAGTAGTTGTATTACTTTCAAAGTATTGATACGCTAAAGTGATACTTGTTTCTGATAAATCAGTTTTAGCAGCATAATCTAAAGGTATAGCATTGAGAGAAGTTGGAAATACACCTCTTAAAGTGTATGACTTTATCTGATTCCCATTTCTATCCAATTGGTCAACAAATGCGTCAACTTGGTAGTCAACTGGATTTGTTAATCCTTCATTATCAGTCATATTATTAATACCGTTCATCCATCTTTCAAATGCATTACGCAATTTGAAATTAGTATCATTTATTACTTTGATAGTCCAATCCGCAATCGTTCTATCTCCAGCAATTTTAATTGCACGACCTCTAAAAGGTACTTCTATTTTTGATATTTCCATACCTGGTAGTTCTGCCGCCTGACATAAAAATGCTAGGTCTTCTATTTCTCCACCAACTTGAGCGTAACCAGGAAAAGGCATTACTACCTTATACTGATTGGATCTTGCGCCGCCGCCCGAAAGTTTAGCTTTGAAGTCATTTATGTTTGCCATTTTATTTCTCCTATTCTATCCTTTTTAGCCTGCGACCTCTTCAAATGATACGCCTGTTCTAGTCGCAACAAATGAAAGTGTAATAAAGTTAATGCTTCGTGCTGGTTTAACAAAAATTTCAGCAACGAATTCATTTCTATCTACTACTTCGCCTGTGTTGTTAGTTTCATCACAAACTACTAGGTAGTCTGTAATCCCTCTTCGTCCTTGTACTTCTCTTAAAAATGGTTCTACCATATTTCTAAATCCTGCTCTTGTAAATTCATCATTGAATTCAAAAAGTTGGACTTTAGAAGCTGTTGATATTGCCTTTTCTAAAATGATAAACAATCTTCGTACATTGATTCTATCAAATGCCGAAGGCGCTGCTAATCCAGTTTTATCACCGAATAATACAGTTCCTTGTCCTGGGAATGTTGTCACAGGATTTATTCTTGCTCTGTATAATTCATCTCTTTGATTTTGAGTTGGATTAAATGCTAGTTTAACTGCACCTCTTACGACACCTCTATTTAAACCTGCAGGTGAATACCAAGCGTCTGCTATTAAGTCAGTTCTTGCAGCCAATCCTGCTGTGTCGCCGTTTAAAGGTACATATCTGTACACGTCATTATATCTATCGTACATATATTTGTAACCACTATCAAAAAATACATAACTTGATGATCCTACTCCGTTAAAAAACGAAACAACATTATCTTTTTGTGTGTTAGTATTTGATACATTAACTACATCACTTCTTTCAGGTGACGCAAAAACAACAGCGTCTTTTCTGTTTTCAGCAATAGTTATTAGGTTATCTATATGTGTTGCGTCTCCAGAACCTGCAATGATTAATCCAACATCCACTGTTTCAGAATCTTGGTATTTTTCATAAGCAGATTTAATTTGAGCAGTTGTAGCAACTGAACCGTCTGCACCATTTGATAATGATACATTACTTACAGAAGTTACATCTGTAAATGTAGTACTTGTTGCTGTATTGCCCCAATTAGAGCCAGAAGTATTGTGATCCATCCAAAAAATGTAACTTGACTTATTATAAATTACATCTGAATAATAATTAGTATCACCTTGTGGTGTTTTACCATCTGAAGCTTTTGATAAAGCTGCAAATTTTTCTAAAACTGACCCTTTAGTTCCACTAATATCACCATCTTCGTCAATGATTGCTATATGCAATTCATCATTGAGCCCACCTCTTGTTTGTGCATAAGGTGATGTTCCTGGTGCTTTGTCAAAAATATCATAATATCTCCATCTTCGTCTTACATCTGGTGTTCCAGTAATTTCCGAATGTAATCCAGAGGAGTTAGTTGTTGTATAGTAAGTAGGTTCTTCCTTTCTTACAATGCTTAAGTCATTAGTTGCAACACTAACAACCCTATATTCATATTCATCACCAAAGTTAACTATATCTCCAGCTCCAATTCCTGTACCAGAAGCAACCGCAACAACTGTAGCACCAACGGAAGCCGCTGTTGCTGTTGTTTTAGCTGTTTCTTCATAGGCAGTTGCAGAAGCACATTGAGAAATTTCTAAATTATTTCCCCACACACCTGCTGTTCTACTTGCCCACATTCCTACGGAAGCTTGGCCGCCAGCATAATTATCTTGGTAATCAGTAGTATTTTTTATAACAAATGCACTACCACTTTCAGTTGCATTTGACACATCAGTATTCTGTACACGAACAATCCTCAAAGAATTTGAGTATTGTAGAAAATTTGAAGCACTAAAAAAACTCTCAAAGTTTGAGCTATCTGGTTTTCCAAATGTAGATATTAACTCACTTTCACTGCCTATACTTGTTACTTCGTCTAGTGGTCCTTTGAGGAAAGTTCCAGCAAAAGCTCCAGTTGACGTTGATACGGCAGGAATGATTCTTGTTAAATCTTTTTCCTGTACGAGAACACCTGGTGATACTTGAAATGCCATAAGGTTTTCTCCTTTTAATTAGCTAATTTAATTTTAAAATAATCAAAACTCGTAAGTTTTCTTACGCCCATAGTCAAATCTCATTACTACGGATATTTATAATTTGCGTAAACTAGAGCCCTTTTCTCACTACTGGATACCAAACTGTTCCATATTCATCTGTTTCTGGTTTTTCCCAGTCAGGTATACCATCATCTACAAATCCAAAAGGTGCCATATCTTGTTCTATTAATTTTTCTTGCTCTTCATATAATTGTTGTCTAGCATTTGTATTAGTCAATTCTTTAAAGAACGCTTGATTAGATAACCAACCAAATAATACAAGACAAGTCATTAAATCATCATTACAACCGTCTTCTGCTTTCCAAGAATTACCTCTACGAGAAAATGTTGACATTTCTTCTATGATATTAAAATCATTAATGATTACTTTATCACCTTCAATCAATGTTTTGATATTAGAACAACCAATTTTTTTAATTTGTTTTGTCATACGAACACCAAAACCACTTCCTCTTCCACTATATCCTGCACCTAAAATCTGTCCTGCTCGTCCTCTTTGTGTAGTCATTAATAGATTAGAATACTCTAATTCATAATTTAATGATTCACCTATTTGCTGTCCTATATCATTTGTTTCAACAAGTATTTCACACTTATTATAACCTGTACAAGCTTTAGATATTATATGTGGAAACAAAATAGGTTTAACATCATTACTTTTATATTTTGCTACAATTTTATAAGGCATTTGTGTTACATCAAAAATTAAAAACGCTGAATAATCTCTCTCTACTCCTCTTGCTACGTCAACTGTACAAACATAATTTCTACCATTTATAGGGTGTTCAAACACATCTAAATTACCACTTGAAGTTATTGGTGTCATATAAGGAGTTGCTTTAATTTTAATTGGTGAAATTAATGTATCAACACTACCTAAAAATTCACACTCAAACTCTTGTTGGAATTGTTCTTTAGATGTATTTCTTATAGTCATTTCTTTCCACGCTTCATCTCTTCCTGGAACTTCTGACCAATGCACCTCAATAGGAACATAATCATTTTTACCAGTTTCAGAATCCATCCATAATTTATAAAACTGATTCATACCGTGTGG